TATTTATTAAAATCATTAAAAAGAGAAATTTAAAATGGATTTAGAAATCAAAAATCAATTAGATGCTATCTCTAACGAAATAGATGCAAGAGTAGAGAAAGCAAGCAAGCAAGCCGAAGCAAATGCTTTAGGCAAGGCAGATGAGGTATTAAAGTCTGAAATCTCAAACTTAGAAACTAAGTTCCAAGAGATTCATTCAAGAATTGATGCTCAAGAAGTGGCTAACAAGAAGTTGGCTTCAGGTGTTACTCCTAAGTCTTTCAAGCAAGGTTTAGTAGATGCTATCCAAAAAGGTGGAATCGAAGGATTAGTAAATGGTTCTTCTCGTTCTGCTTCTTTTGAAATCAAAGCAGATATGACTACTGGTGCTGACTTTACTGGAGAGGTTATTCCTGCAGATAGAGTTGCTGGTATCAAGTATGACCCTACAAGACCAGTTCACGTTAGACAATTAATTCCACAAGGAACTACTTCTTCTGATGTTGTTCGTTATGTGAAAGAAACTGGTTATTCTAATGGTGCTTCTACTAAGGCAGAAGGTGCTACTTTAGGACAATCTGATTTTGATTTGACTGCATACGATGCTAACGTAAGAAAGATTGGAACTTATTTCCGTATCTCTGAGGAGATGTTGGCAGATACTCCACAATTAACTTCTTACTTATCAGCAAGAGCACCAGAGAAATTATTGACTGTTGAAGATACTCAGTTATTATCTGGAAACGGAACTGCACCAAACTTGTCAGGTATCATCACAGATGCTACTGCATTCTCTGCTGGGGCATTCGCTACTGCAGTTGCTACTCCAAATGAGTTTGATGTATTGACAGTTGCTTTAAATCAGTTAGCATTAGCAAACTATACTGCTGATTACATTATGTTGAATCCATCTGATTTCCATAAGTTATTACTTAGAAAATCTACTACTTCTGAGTACTTAGTAAATCAGGCATATCAAGGATTACAACCATCATTCAATGGTGTTCCAGTAGTTCTTAATACTGCTATTCCTTCAGGAGATTACTTAGTAGGTAACTTTGGAATGGGAACTCAAATGTGGGTAAGAGAGAATCTTTCTCTTGAGTTCTTCAGAGAGGATGGAACTAACGTAAGAGATGGTTTTGTAACTGTACGTTTAGTAGAGAGAATTGCTTTAACTAACTACTTGCCATTGGCATTTGTTACTGGTGATTTCGCTACTGATATTGCTGCAATTACATCTGCTTAGTTTTACTAAGTTTAGATAAATAAGAAAGGGGAGTCAATTTTGATTCCCTTTTTTTTTTAACTTTACTAAAACCAAATTCTTAAAATAATGAAAGTAAAAATGATTAAGACTGTATTTGATGGTAAAGTATATCATAAATCAGGTCAAGATGTAGATGTTTCAAATGATATTGCTAAATGGTATTTCGAAAAGGGATTTGCTCAAGAGATTAAAATTGATGAGCCAACGATTGAAATTACCAAAGAAGAAAAAGCAGAGATTGAAACCAAAGAAGAAAAAAAGGTTTATAAAAGAAAAACAAAAAGCGAAATAGAAGATGCGACAGATTCAGATTCTTAGTACAATTGGAAGTGAAATAATATCGGTTTCAGATTGTAAAAATTATATTAGAATTGATACTTCTGAGGATGACACTTTGCTTGGCTTTATGATTACTTCTGCAAGACTACAAGCAGAATCTTATTTATCAAGGGATATAGTTTCAAAGCAAAGAAAATATTTTTTAGATAATTCATATGATGGTAAAATTGATGTTCCTTATGGTCCTATTAGTTCGATTGATTCTGTTACAATCGGAGGAGTAGCAGAAACTGGATATACTACTTATGGATTAGGAGATTTAATGGTTGAGATAGACCCTACCGATAAAGCCGTAGAAATTACCTTTACAACTGAAGGAATGAACGATGGCTTATTAAAGCAAGTACTTTTACAGATGGTTTCTACTTTGTATGATAATAGAACTGACTACGTTAATGGAACTATTTCTACTGAATTAGATTCTTCTTATAAGCGAATTTTAGATGGTTACAAATCAGTTTGGATATAATGACTGCATCAGATTTAAAACAAAGGATTATTGTAAAACGATTGACTAAGACTTCTGATTCCTATGGTGGTTTCACAAGTACTAAATCAACGATTGGAACTTATTGGTGTATGGTAAAAGAAATCTCTGGAGATGTAGAAGAAAAGGATATGCGTACGCAATTAAAAACAAGAATAGAAATATATCTTAGGAAAAAGACTGCCGATAATATCCTTATTAACGACATTATTCAAGTAGAAGGGGATTCTGCTGAATATCGTTACAATGGCAAATTCCAAACCATTGAGAATTTTTGGGTAATGGCAATAGCAACTAAAGTAGAATGAAGGTAAAGGTAAAGGTAAACAATAATAGTCTTGCAATGCTTAAAAAGAAAATTAAGCAGTTAGAAGATTTGTCTACTAAGGAACTATCAAATGAACTTGGAAAAACTGCTTTAGATTCTGTAGCAAGAATGCAAAGGTCAGTAGTAGTGGATAATGGGGATTTATCAAGAAGCATTTCTGCCGATAGATTAAACGAAAAGAACATTAGCATATCTGCAAAAGCAAATTATGCACCTTATGTTGAGTTTGGAACTGGTAGAGGATATGACCCTATATATTTAAAGAATGCTGGATTCGATGAATCTTTTTCTAAGAAATTTATAGGTAAAGGGATAAGAGAAGTAAACCTACCAGCAAGACCATTTTTCTTTACATCTCTAAGAGTAGAGTTTAGGAATTTATCAGATAGATTAGAAAACAAAATAAAGAAATTAACGAAATGAAAGAGCCAATTCATTTTATTAGAAAGGCAATTATTGATAGGTTAACTGGTCAAGTTTCTATAAATGGAAACATTGTTCCGATTTATAATCAAGTGCCAAGTTCTACAACCTATCCGTTTATTAGAGTTTATTCTGTTAATTCTGATGAAACTGATTTTAATGCTGGTAGTTATATCACAGAAACGATTACAAGAATTGAGGTTTCTACAAGGTTTCAGGGAGATAGTGGAGGCGAATTAGATTCCAATTTAATAATTAATCAAATCCTTGAATTAATCCGTACAAGGTCAGCAGGATACTTTGATTTATCTTCTGATGGCTTTAATGTCTTTACTTGTATCAAAGAGAATTGTACCTATCTTTCTGATGTTGATGTAGATTATACTTATTACAGAGCCATTTTAGAAATATCCAATAAGATTCAGCAAGTATAATGAAAAAGATATTAGGGAGTTTAGCAGAGATGTTTAAGGATAGCAATGATATTAATGAGCAATCTGTCATTGGTTTTATCTCATTTGGGATTATGATTATCTACTCATTAGTTGATATTATTACTGGCTATATGGGGAAGGATATGGAAATTAAGCAATATATTTATCAAGGATTTGAAACAATAACGATTTCAGTTTTTGGTATAGGTGCAGTAAAATCAATATTTAAATAAAATTTATGGAAAAATTATCAACCCATTTTTCAGTTTGGGAATTTGAAAGAAGTCAAACTGCAAAACGATTAGGAATAGCCAATAAGATGGAACCAGAGCATATAGAAAATGCTAAAGCACTATGCGAGAATGTTTTAGAGCCATTAAGAAAGCATTTAAATATGCCAATTAAAATATCATCTGGTTTTCGTTCAGTAGAATTAAACAAGGCAATAGGAAGTAAAACGGCAAGGAGTCAGCATTGCAAAGGAGAAGCAGTAGATATAGATATGGATGGCTATTATCAGACAACAAATGCAGAAGTATTTAGATGGCTTCTAAATAATACAGATTTTGACCAAATAATATGGGAGTTTGGAGATGATAAAAATGCTGATTGGATTCACGTATCTTATTCTAAGTCAAAGGAGAAGCAGAGAAACGAGGTTCTAAGGGCAGTTCGTACTGATAAAGGAGTAGAATACCATAAGTATATTTAACGTTCTTTAAATCCAATTTAATAATTACTTATTTTTGTTAAAAAGGATTAGAAATGCAAAATAAGATTAAAGATTTTTTAGAAACTTTAGGAATAAATATAACATTAGCAATAGCAGGTTTCATCGGTAGTTTAATTTGGGCAACTACAACAGATGATAAATCAATAAAAAAAGGATTAATAGGTATTTTCTCTGGTACATTCTGTGCTAATTATATCACTCCATTAGTTATTGATGTTTTTAATCTTGGAGAGGAGAGCCAATTTGGAGTGGCTTTCGTATTAGGATATACTGGATTAAAAGGAGTAGAAAGATTAGCCGATAAATATTTTAAGAAAAAATGAAACATTCAAAATGGGAACTATTTTTAATGGGTATAACTTTAATTCTACTCATTATCTTTTTAAATTCCTGCAAATCAGCCAAACCAAAAATTGCACAATCCATTGTTCACGATTCTGTGTATATTGACAGAACAATTACTCAAATTAAAGAGGTAAAAGATACGTTAACAATCGAAAATCCTTGTGATTCGAATGGAGTACTAAAAGCATTTGATTATTCGAATAATTCAGAAGGTGCAAAGATTCAAATAGTTTCTGATGGTACTAAGATAATTCAAAAGGTTTATATCCCTAAAATAGAGTACAAAGATTCAATTGTAACAAAAATCCAACAAAAAACAATTACAAAGGAGATAAAGGTAAAAAATCCAATCAATACCTTTCTTTTATACACTTGCCTAATACTTGGAGGAATAATCATAGTAGGTTTAAATTTAAAGCGAATAATTCCTTAAATTTGAAAGAAAAAAGTCTTTCAATTTATGGCATCACTAACTGGCAATCTTGTAAAAGATACATATAAGGCACTCCTTAAAACTTCTAATAACGATGTAATTTCTGGTACTGAAGTACAAATAACCGATGGTGTAGGTGGAGGCACAGGAGTTTTTATTGATACTAATGGATTCCTAAGAGCATCTAAGGTAACAATTACTGGTGGTTTATCGAGTCAATTTTTAAAGGCAGATGGTACTTTAGATTCTACAACATATCTTGATACAACCACAACAACATCATTAATAGCAGAGGGAAGTAATCTATATTTTACATATCCGCGAGTTTTAGGAACGACCTTAAATGGTTTTTTAGCAACGGCAGGTAGTGTAACGGCATCAGATACTATATTATCAGCAATTGAAAAGATTTGGTATAATCTTCAGACTGGTGGAGGAGGTGGTGGTGGATATGTTCCTTATAATGGTGCTACACAAGATTTAGATTTAACACCTTATGGGTTAATTACAGATTTTGTTCAATTAGCAGGAGGAACTGGAAATCAAGGAACATTATCTTGGAATACTGATGAGGATACTGCAGATTTGATATTAAATGGTTCTACTCTTCAATTAGGTCAAGAGGTTTTAGTGCATTGCAGAAATAATACTGGAAGCACTATTCCAAATGGTACACCAGTTTATGTTACTGGTACATTAGGGGCAAGTGGTAGATTAACGATTGCACCAATGATTGCAGATGGTAGTATAGATTCAAAATATTTTATTGGGGTTACAACAGAAGAAATAAATAATGGTGATGATGGGAAAGTTTGTTGGTTCGGTAAGGTTAGGGATTTTGATACAAGTATCTATTCGGAGGGGCAGATATTATATGTTTCAGAAACGATAGCAGGGGAATGGCAAACAACAAGACCAGTATCTCCTAATCCTGATTTAGAGGTTGCTATCACAATAAATTCGAAAAATAATGGAACGATATTTGTTAGAGGTAATATTGGCTATGAATTAGCAAAAAATAGTGATGTTTATTTAAATACCATAGCAGATAATCAAGGGTTAATATGGGATGCAACAAATGAGAGATGGGAAAATAGGGATATAGTCGTTTCTCCTTATAGTATACCAGTTGCAAATAATGGTTATTACGAAGATTCAAATATAACAACCGATGGTTCATTAGTAG